CGCTGCCGCCAGGGCTATTAGTGGTAAAGCTTTTTGCATTAATGCCCAGGCGGCGGACGCAGCTTTTGTGAGCCCAATATGAACGGTAAGCAGCAGGTTTGACCCGGTAACACTTCCACTTAGAGCGGCAAAAGCAGCAGAGGTTCCGGCCATAGCTGAGGTAAAGGCTTGAATTTTTCCCACGGCGAAAACAATTGCCAGCGTCGCTGCCACGGTCTCAAGACCACCGGCGAGATCCACGATGAACTTGATTGCTTTTCCTACATCGATAAGAAATTGTGTAAAAGTAGCAATCGTATCGATCAAACCAATGATCATCTCGGCAATATTCTCTCCCCATCTTTCCAGGGTGCCGTCAGCGGCCCACCGGTCAATATTTTCCAGGAGATCATTCAATTTCCCCTTCAGTGATTCCAGCACCGGCCCGGCAATCCTACCCAGGAAAAGCTCAACTTTGTCACTCAAAGTTGAAAGCAAGCCGGACATATTCCGTGACATTTTTTCCATAGCGCCGCCGTACATATCCTGCATACCACGGGCCAGTGCTTCAAACACCTTTTGACCTTCTATCCCTTCCCGGCCGATGTTCCCAACCTGGGCGGCAGTGAGTCCTAATTCTTTCTGAAGGATGCGTTGTACCGGGATACCTCTTTCTATAAGCTGTAACATCTCTTCGGCCTGGGCCGTTGGTTTGGCGTAGATCTGCCCCATAATCCTGGATAGATCATTAAGGGGGACCTTCAGCCCGGCAGCCACATCCCCAAAAGTTCGGAGATATTCCTGTCCCTTAATACCGAAGGACTCAAGCATTATCACCGCTTCAGTAAGCCCTTCCATCTTAAAAGGTGTCGTATTGGCGAAATTCTTTATCCACTCAAAGTATTTCTGAGCTTCCGAAGCGGACCCCAGCACGGTCTCAAGCTGAAGCTGAATATCCTCGAATTTCGAGCCTACCGTGATGATTTTTTCCATGGGCAGGCTAAGGAGATGGAAGGCTCGCTCTGCCAGTTCAACAGCATTATTGAGGCTGATGACACGACCGAAGAGAGAATCAATCCCCTGGCCGCATCGCTGAAAACTTCGTTCGCCGCTTTGACCGACTTTATCAAATATAGACCCCATCCGTTCGGCTTTATCTTCCGCCTGGTTGGAATCAAGGGTTAGGCTATATTCAACAGCGGCTGTTTTTCCCATCTTACCTATCCGTTTTTTTCATTCGGTCAATCCGTTTTTTTTCTTTTTCAATAGAAAGCCTTTCCAATTCCATTTCGATTGCAAAAGAAAAATCCTGTTCAAAGCCATTCAGACCATCAAAGGCAACGTTATATCCCTTATTCTTCAGAAGGATTTTCTTCATCATAAAATTGACGCTATCCACATAAGGTTCTATATCTTCATTGGGTTCTGAAACCTCTATATTATTAGGGCAACCCCGGCAAGCAGTGGGGGACATTCTAAGAAGATTACATTTATCTTCACCGGGGCAATCTTCATTTCCCTTCGATGCAAAGATATGCCTGGTTGCCTCGATCAGTTTCCCACATGCGCCCGGTTAGCGTTCAATATCCGGGAGAACAGCGCGTTCACGGTTTTGAGTTTATGGAGAGGAGGGACTTGTTCCGGTGAAAAATCACCCTCTGAGACTGTATAGCCGGTGACTTTTTCGATTAGCTCATCATACAAGTCTACCAGGGATTCAGCTTCCTGTTTTGATTTCCAAATCACCTTCGATTTTTTCACCTTCTGTTTATATGCCGATACCGACTCAAAGGTTTTAGCGTGGCGAGACTCAACCTGGTTAAATACATGAATAATAAGAAAGTCTTCTTTTGCCTGTTTTGCGGCCGCATAAATCATGTTTTTCCCGGGAATATCCTGTACTTTTTCACCAGGGAAGTAATGATCTACGTCGGATTCATCATCGATGATCATATAAAAATACAATTCATTGGCAACCATGATCTTATCCTGGAAGGGAATCTTTTCTTTCCAGGTCTTTTCCGGTAGTTTCCCGTAACCCTCAACCTCCAGGATGACCCTATCCCACATAAACAACTTAAGATCGATATTATCGAGATTTTTTTCGATGGTTCCGTCCGTCCGTTGGACCATCGTATTAGGGAACTTCAATTCAATGGCCTTGAGATCATCAAGATTAAATTGCCTGATAAGATGATGCTTATCATCCCTAACATGAATTTTCAGGGGCAAGTCAACAATGAACCCCCTTTTATCTTCACTGTTTTGATTTTGATCTTCCATGTATTTCTCCTTATTTTAAATTCCTACTTTATTTGATTAGACCGGCAATGCTAAGAAATCAGCCACATCTGTAATCAATGTGGCCTTAAGGGGACCCTCAAGTGTATTATCCCAATTAAACCCTACACTGCAATCATAGACAAAATACTTATCATCCTTTCCTAAATTAGTCGCATCCAAAACAGCTTTGGGGGCTTCGATGGTCAGCTTATGATCATATGTTGTGTCAATAGGATCCCCGGTGGCCGTGAAGGTGATTGTACGTTCTATATTTTTTAACATGTCGGTCCTGAGCGAATCATCTTTTCTAAGCATTTTGAACTTCATATCCATGCTTTCACTGTTTTTCAATAACCGCCCCCTGACAAACGATTCGTTTCCATCATAAGTTACTCTAGGACAACCGGGATGATAGCCGGTTTTTTCATTTACCGAATTATTATAATTATAAGTCCAATCTTGTAATTCAGCAGATATATCCTGGCTGTTATACTCGAACTTCACATCATTGAATAGAAGGAAAGAAGATTGAACCAGGTCAGGGATAACAATACTGGAATCCTCAAAATGACCGCTGCCTATCCAGTTGTGAGAGGTCGTGATGTGTTCCTCGGTTTTTCCAGAAAGTGAGAAACCCTGTAGCAGCATATCTCTAAACGCCATTTGTTCACCGGGCTTGATTTCCTGCCATATGGTCGTCACGGGTAGCTGTAATCCGGTTAGCGATGTTACCGGAAGAATTTCAAAAATATGTTCATATACGGCAGGTGGTCCAACTTCCAGTTGATTGGTGGTCACTTTTGCAAAGGCAAAAGAAAAAGTATAACCCACCATCCAGGCTGTAAGCCTGAAAGATGGAGAGAACTTCGTGCTCAAGGAAATAGTTTTCCTCCAGGTGGCATATCCATGTCCCTTTCCAAATGTACCAGCATTATTAATTTTATTGGGAATGATTTCTACAGTATTGTCATTATCGGTTTCATGACTACATTCAGCGGCAGTCAATGCTGTACTGTACGATGTTTGCTGATGGGTGGAAAATCCAAACTTTAAACCGGTTGAAGTTGCATAACTCATTGTTTTTCCTCCTTTTAATTCTCCGGAATTAAGGCTGCCCCTTGACCATCATTTTTTTTCTTATAGATTTTAAAATACTTATTAACGAAAGAAAAATCTTTTTTTTCAATTTCAAATGGTGGCTCACCTTTAAACCGGAAACATTTTCCAGGGACTGAAATCTTCACAATACTTTCAAATCCCTTTTTTTGTTCTATTTTCAACTTACTCATTTAAACCTCCGTAAATGGTTTCATTGCCACTTTGATAGGGATAATGGTTTCATGATAATGATCTTCCCTATCGGGGAATTGATGAGAATCGTAGGAAACATCTTCCGATACTTCATCCCCAAAGACATCGATAGTGGTTTTGTTTTGCTTAAAAAAACCGGTTAATGATGTGGTTACATCATCGACCATTGTTATAATCCCGGTTGGTTCCGGGGGTTCCCCTGATAATGACAATTCAGGGTTAAAATTACGTACTATACAGACAATATCCAAAGAATAGAGATATTGATAAATATGGTTACTCAGGCGCTTTTTTTGCCTGGTTTTCGGACTGATAATAATACAGTAGTCCTGGAAAGCAGGAAGTGCCTTTTTAGTGTATTTTCGTACAGTCACCACTTCCACATAAGAGATATCCCCGTCACCCTCTAAATAAGCTTTTAGCATATTCTGAAATTGTTTTAAATTCATTTAAAAAACTCCCCTTCGATTGAAATATTCTGGAAATACACGGAGTTCTGTTCATGCATACTGAAATCCGCCTGTATCTCTCCAAAGGAAAGATTGAATGCAAGAAATCCACCCGGGTAGACCGTTGAAGTCAGCATCATATTTGATTTCAATGCAGCGAATACCTTCCCCCCGGCAGTTTCAACTTTTTCCTTAATGGTAACCTCGTTATCATCCCGCCCAATGATACCTAAAATTGAAACCTGGGCATTCTGTTTGACGGGTTGCTTCAATGATTCCCCGGCTTCAATTAGTATAAGATCATCCGCATTGATCAGGATGTAAAGCGTGGCGGCTTCCGGCCTGGTTTCGCCGGTGGCAATGGCCTGGACTTCCGGGAATTGTGAACCGGCATCTATCAGGGCCGCTTTGATTGCGTTTTCAAACTCACTCATTATTCCGCCTTTATATTTTCGACTTCACGGTCAAAAAACTCCTGTGCCCGTTTGCTGGCAGCCTTGATTCCCCACTTAAGAAAGGGCTGGGGCTTTTGACCTTTGGTGCTCTTTGCAAATACAAATTTTTTCCGGGCCATTTTCCATCCAACCTTATCTTTAGGCCAGGGCGTCCAGGGAACTTTGGGCCACACCAAAACCTTTGCTTTTTTGGGAAAAATTCTTTTTTTCTTTGGCCCGTACAGCCCGGTCCCTTCGTGAATATCCCTGGCGTAGTCATGACCGGTTTTTGGATTCCTGGCCGTGGCTGACAATATCCCCTTAATTACCCCCTTCCTGCTTTCTATCCGTGAAGTAATTCCACCATGACCGCCCCGGCCGCCTTTAAGCCTGCCCGTCAAACCGGGGGCTTTTTCAATAGCCACCTGACGGGCAAGCTCAATGATCTTCCCCATGGCCCGCCGCCCGGCAGCATGCAGACGGGCAGGGGCTTCTTTGACGCCTTTTTCTTTCTTTGTGAAAACGATAGTTTGTTTCATGTGGTTGTCACCGCCGTTACAACTGATGAATTGCTGACGTATTTCCTTACGCACTTATAGGCTCTGACAAAAAAGGGTTTTTTGATCTTTTCAATTTCCTGTGGGGATGCAATCTTGAAGGTGCCCTCTCCAAATTTCTGAGAGAAAGCAGACTGTACAATACCTTCCCGGCCGATGTTGATATTCAATTTGGGAATTATGGCATACATCAGCAACTCCGCTTCAGCCCGTTGAAAAGCACTGAGCTGCTTATCTTCATCCGGTGTAAGTTCACCGGGGTCTTTTCCTTTGAAAACCTCCGTTTCATCATATTTTGAATCCGACGTCATTTCCCGCAAGAGGTCTTCCGCATCATCCAAATGCGAATCAATCAGACCAGCAGGGAAATTACTTCCCTGCTGGCCGTGCCGTGTAAGGAAAAAAGCTTCATCAATCAGGGGCATTGTTATTTACCTTTATTTTCCTTTGGTCAATGTCATCCAGTCAGGGAATCCATTGCTGCTAAAAGCGGCATCATCTTTTAATACAACTTTCGCATTACGGAAAAGGTTCATATAACAAATGTATTCGGAAATCACCACTTCAATCACTTGCCGGGAGATGATTTTATCCTTTTCGATCATCAGAGCTTGTTTCACGTATTCAGCCACACAGTTTTTACTGTTAATCAAAAGAAGTTTTTCCGCGGCAATACCATCGGCAATGACAGCCTCACCAGGCAGTGCATTATAACCGTTGATTTTCAGGATATGCAGGGGCTTGCCTTCGAATCTCTTTTTGAATTCATCAAGCTCGGTGATTTCATTCACCTTTTCTTCATCGCCAACCATGATATTAGCCGGTCTTTTTAACCGACTCAGGCGGATGCAGGCCCTCTTGATATCCTTGAAGGTAATCCCGCTATTGATGTCATCAACCCCGATTACAGCCGCACTGCTGGCAACGGCTTCATCTTTGGAATTCTGAGCACCATCGCCATTCATGATTACATCCAGCACCATATCCAGTTTACCATCCCACACTACACCCATATAGCCCTTCAGGAATTCGGCCAGTACCGGGATCGTCACATCATAGATGATTTCATAGGGAAGGTTAACTTTTTTCCCGAACTTTCCGAACTTTTTTGTCTTATCACCAACAGTGATGGTATCTTCTTCAAATGTACCGCCGGGAGCGACTTCCTTACCCTTTTTGTGACTGGATTTGATGTTTTCAGTTGATATTATAGGCTGGGTAATCACCTTTGATTTACGGTTAAGGGAGTATGCTATCAGCAGTTTGTGCAGTGGCTCAGTGTACACTGCCGTGTGAATCGCTCCCAGTAGTGTTTCATACCATAGCCATTTAAAATCTTCATTATCCTCTGCCAGTTCAACCATATTGGAAACAGTTGTCTGTGAGAGATTTACCCCCATGTCGTAGTAATAACGCTCAAGTTGAAAGTCCAGGTTGTGAGAGTGGTAATCAGGGAAATCGGACCTCAAAAACATACGAAGGGTGACATACTCACCTCCGGACCTCCTTTCTTCCATAAGGTTGTGAAGAATGGAAATCTTCATTTGTTGTGGGACTTTTATTTGAATTTTTGGTTTCATTGGTGTCTCCTATTATGTATCATTCTATCGATACGCTTACTTTATTAACGCATCAAAGGTATCGTCTGCCCCTGATGCGGATGTCAGAGCAACACCTCTATCCAGGATAGGGTCATCGGTTCCGGGTACAAAAGGAATATACCTTTGCTCACCGGAGCTACCGGCAGTGCCTAGCTTAATCCTATTACCTGGGGTCACGGCGGCGGCGGCAATAACTGTCCGCTCCTGGTTATAGGGTACAAGTATGGTCCCGTTTCCCGGATACTCTTCAGGTAAAGAAATTAGTATCCCAACGGGGGTATCACCAGGACCAGCCTTACCAACCTTTCGTACATCCGTAATTTTCACTATGCTTCCCGTTTCTTCTTTGGAATCAAGAGTAAGCTGTGTGGTGAAACCGTTTAAATTATCTCTTATTAAGCTCATTTTTTTCTCCTAAAGTTATTTAATCCGACCAGGTTGTCTTATATGGAAAGTGGTTTTAGAGTCACTTTCTCTTCAACTTGAGCTTCCGGGGGAACTTCAATAGAGGAACGATGACTAATATTGGTACTTCCACAGGTTGCACATGTTAAAGGGGGGATTATCTTTTCATACTCTTTTTCCCTTTCTTCTTTCCATTTTGTCAACTGGTCATAAGTAGCGTTCTGGATGAGTTGTTTTTCCATATCTCCCAGTACTTTATTATCACCGGTGCCCCTGGTTAGCCTGGTAAACTTTTCAACTTCAGCCCTTAGATCAGTCATAACCTTTTCGTTCAACTCTTTTTGCGGTTGTAAGGTTTTTACCTGGCCCTCAAGGGCTGTAACCTGTTCCATTAGGGTTTTATTTTTATCTACAACATTCTTAATGGCATCCTTGACTTGAGTCAAGGTTGCACACTCTTTTCCGACCTCTTTCATGATTGAAATAATGGCCTGTAATTCAGGGTCCATATTAACCTCCTTTTCTTCCCGGGAAGGTGTGGAATGAGAAACACCGCCCAGGTAGAATGTATTTTTTGATATTGATTTATAGTGCTCTAATTTTTCCTCTAAGGCTTTGGCTGATGAATCTGCCCCGTACCACACCAGGGACAATTCAAGCCATTCTATAATCTCTTTGACCAGCCAGCGCACGATCTCCCCCTCGACCTCCATACCCATAGCATCATAGAAATCATCAAAACTCATCTTAGGGTGGCTTTGCTCAATTTCCTCGATCAGTGTAAATGAGCAGCGATTCGCGGCCCCCGTTTCAACATTCCTGGCAATTTTTGAGTCAACCTGGCTGTCAACACAAAGGGTGGAATCAATCCCGGAAAGGCCGTTTTTTACCTCCGAATAACGAAAGTTAGTCGTATAACCAATGATCGAATCCACGGACCACCAGTGGTCCTTGAAAAGAGAAAGTTTATCCGGGAAAAGCCCTACACTTTTCTTTAAAACACCGGGCACACTGTAATCGAAAAGTCCCCAATAATTCCAGACTAATGTCTCCGAAAGCCCCCGGAAGTCCTTAGTGATAAACCCTTCCGGCACTTCCACCATTGACGTATTTTTATTTTCTTCCTTTTCTTCGCTCTCTGTAGGCTGCGCATTAGATTGCTGCCTTTGAAAAACAGTCTTGAGTGGAGCAATCGAAATATCTTGAGGGACAATCAACACATTCCCTCTCATATAGTCTTTGATATTTAAAGTTTTTCTCATTTTGGCACCTCTATGATAGCTTTTAATATGCACTTGCAAAACACGTGAAAGGGTGGAATTCCCTTTCCTTTTTCTAATAGGTCTGTTATGTCTTCCCCGGCTTCATCGATGGATACATTTGAATTTTTTAGCACCTCTGCCGCATCTTCCATATCATCATTGTCAATCAGGTGCATTAAAGCGTTATAGACATTATATGATTTCGTGACCGGGATTCTTTTCCCGTGGAGCTTCCGGCAGATTTCACAGGTTGACATATCCAGAACTGCCACTATTTCCGCATACTCGAAACCGGCTTCAATCAATTGGGTAAGATAACTATAGGTCCTCAACCGGGTAAGAGATGAATTAACAATCCGTCTCATCTGGGCTTCAATATCGCCCTTCAAAGCACGTCCAAACAGCCGCTTGAATTCCTTCTTTGCATCATCGGTGAACTGCGAAAACTCGACCTCTCCCCGCTCGAATAATTTGGTGACATACTCTTTGATTTGAGACCCGAAATCCTGGTTATCCAGGTAGCCGGAGAAATAATAATTATCCAGCTTTTCAAACAGTTCGCAGGCTTTCATGTCGCCTTTGCCGAACTGGAACTCTACCTCCGGTTTAGTCCCACCGAAAACGGTCAAATCATCCAGCTTGAAATACTTCCCCGCATCGATAACAAGCGTTTTGGATGTTTCACGAAACCAGGAATCGTTTTTGATGTTCTTGTAAGACTCATGGTCCCCGATGTACCCCTTGATCTTTTCCAGTAACTTTTCCGGTCCCCCTTCCTTGGAAATTTCTTCGATATTCTCTTGAACATATTCAAGGGTCCAGTCGGTCACATCCTCTCCCAATTGGTCCCAATAGGGCAGGGTCTCTCTCAGGTAGCCCTCTATAAGCTGCCGCATCTTTTTCTCCGCGGCTTCAGCTATCTTCTTATCATCATCCTTATGGGACACCTTGACCCGGTCCAGGTCGATCCGGTTTCTCTGTAGTACGTATCTCTGCTTTTGCGAATTCCAGGCAAAGGTCTTTTCAACCTTTCCTCTCTTCAATGAAGCTGTTTCCTGGGAATCTTGAGTGATTTGCTGGTAGAGCAACTCGACATCATACCAGTCACCATATCCAAGTTCCTGAGCACCTTCATCCGGGGAGATCATTCCCTTTGAAACTTTATCCCATACAGTGGCAATGTCGTACCTGGAAGCCAATGCTTCTACATTGGGATTCAGTCTGAAGTCCTTATTGAATTGTAATGAAAGTTCTTCCGGGAAAAGGTTGTTCAATTCCAGGTGTAAACGGTATGTTTTCTCTTGCCGTCTTTTGATGAGACGTCGCAGGTTGGAAGCCATTTGTATATACATGTTGTATATCACGGTGCTATATGTTTCCGTGGTGCTGTAGGGCCTGCCGTGCAGTGCGGAATGGGTTTTACTGCCGGAAAAGACCTGTTCTTCAATGACTTGCAGGATTTCCTTGACCCCCCGGTAATCGGTAGTCAAGGCATGATTCCCCCACTCCCACCCCTCCGGGATTACCAGCAGCCCTTCAGCGTAATTTTCATTAATGGATTTTGCAACGTTCTTGAGATGTTCTTGATTTCTCAGGGCATAATCATCATCCGACTCACCGGCATTTCTTTGTAAGGGCTTCACCTTCACGATATTGAGACCCAGCAGCCCTAATTTTTTCAACGCATAACGTAAATTCTTGAACGCATCCTTTTGCAGGATGAGCGGTTCAAGAGCACTCAACAGCGGCGGCAGTGCATAAGGGGAATTATCGATGGTCTGTAATGAATAGTACGAATAAGTCACCGGGTTGAGTTGAACAAGGCCCAGCAAAGACGAACCGGAGGTGGTAGGAAAGTCGGTCTGTTGATAGGGCATATATTCGTCATCGATATAGCGAAAACGAATCGTATCCATCGGCACGGTGACAACTTTTTTCACCCCCCGGAAATTCGGTAATAAGACGTCTTCACTGGAAATCCCGCCATGCCGGGTCCCCTGGTTGGCATAGTGGTTGAATAACCCGTCAACCCCGGCTGAATGCTTATATATCTCATAGGCCGCCTCATTGATCAAGTCCATCGATGCATCGATAACACTTGAATTAGGGTCCTGGATCACAATCTTATGACCCGTGTTGACCATATTCTGAGTATTTGAAACAACCTGCGAGAGATCAGGATTGACGGCGGTCACAAGGGTGATATGCTTCAGCACTTCAAAAGGCACTGCCGGGTTGATATAGTCATAGTGAGCGGAAAGAGAATTGAGACCGGAAAGAAAAGTCCCGGCTTCCACCGAAGACCGCCCCCCTTCCGGTAATACATCGATGCTTACGGATTCCCGGCTGGATTTCTTGAAAGAAAAAGAAGGAAGCTTCCAATTTTTCGTATCCGTAAAAGTCCGATTCCCATATTTAATAAACATAGAAGCTACCTCCCGCCGCATAGAGTTGCAGCCCGAAGGGCTTGACCACCAGCAGCTTTGATGCAATCCGCATCGAGTTGGTTGCCATGCCGTAATGATTGGGAACCCCAAACTTGTATTGAACCTTTTTCTGTCCTTTTTTATTGATTGTTTCTTCTTTTTGAAGGTTCTTTAAATGTTCACGATATACTTCCATTTCCGGGGAACAATACCGCCGGGGAAGGATGATTTTAGCTTTCTGAAATCCTTCAACCGTTGTATCGAGGCTTTCGGTACGATTCACAGAGACAGTTAAAACCTTCTTTTCTTCGTCCCCCTCTTCGTCTTTGTACTCCTCACCCCTTTTAATCGTTCCCGATTCTTCTTTTAAAAAATACTGGATATATGCATATCCTTTAAATTCAAATGCCCAATCTTTACTACTATGTTTATTAGGCAGCGCGTCACCAACAGCACACCAGACATTATGCAGGCTCATTAATTCATGCACCCTGGAAAACTTCCGGGTTGTTTCAATCCAATGCACCACCAGGAGTTCACCTTCGGTATGTCCAATCACGATATGGATATTGTCCCCCTGGTCAAATCCCAGGTAGGAATGACCGGCAAAAGGTATCATATCATGGGCACCGTGAACATTATTCAATACTTGATCGGTTATAGGTTCCATGGCCCCGGCAAAAGGCAGCCCGGCAACCGATTGATATACTCTTTTCTTGTCAACTGAATCGTCAACACTATTAAGCATTTGAAATGCTTTATCACCGGCATCCTTATAATCCGGGGGGATCCAGGTCCAGTAAAGTTGACTGAGATGATAACCCCTGATTTCTTTATTCTTTGGTTGTTTAGCAACCCATTTGGCTTTTTTAGGGTCAAGTTTAGCCTTGCATTTTATGCAGCCGAGATATCCACCCTTACCTCTTTTTGGGAATAAGTTTTTAGGAAAGTGTTCAATCACATCATTCCAGTGATTGCATTTAGGGCATTTCATAAGCCGGAAATGCTGGTCACTCTTTTTGAATTCAAGATCAATTCCATAGCCGGGGACCGTTGGTTTTGAAAGCATATGCAGTTCAGGACATGAGCTGCGCATCAACCTATCTTTTGCCTCGGTGGCAAGTTCCTGGTTGGAGATATCGAATTCGTCAAAGATGAGCGTATCCGCATCGACACTGGCTACATCGGTGCGCGTGTTCAAACCACAGAAATATATTGAACCGCCGCCGCACTCCTTAAGGTATATACCATTGATGGAGAGGGATATTTCCGGGAAGTATTTCAAAATTGTATCGACGCGATCGGGGGTAAATTTCTTGAAAAAATCTTTACTGGGTGCGTAATAAATACCCTTCAACCTGGCGATCTTCATTTTCCAGAGTTTATACAATACCGCCCAGGTGGTAAGGCCAATTTGGACGCCTTTGCGGATGACTTTCCGGGGGTGCATATCCAGGTAGATGTCTTTGAGTTCTTCAAAACCGGTAAAAGAGAATTTCCTTTTTTTTAAAAAAATATCATGATTCAAAACCCAATCAATAAAAATATTGCTTCTTTCTTCGCTGTCAATACGCTTAATCAGCAGCTCAAGACCGGTTCCCGTTTCGCTCATTTTTTAGCCTTTTTCTTTTTAAGGTAAGAGGTAAGCTCGTTCTTTTTCTTTAGCAGCAGCGTTTTAAACTCCTCATCCTGCATAAAGTATTCAATAACCTCGTTATCCTTGATACTTTTCCATTCAATTCTTTTTTCCTGGACATCCTTAAGCCTCGATATTTCTTTTGACAACCCGGTCAATGAGTGATTAAGCTGCGATATAGCATTAATGTCCTTCACTTGATCAGCCGGGATATTGTCCAGGATTGAATTGATTTTCTTGAACATACGGACCAGGGACTTGAAAATCTCTATTTCCAGGTCAATGTCAAGCTCTGCCTTTTCAAATGATTTTTTTTGGTACTCTTCAGCCGCCGCCTCAAAATCGGTTTTGTATTTCTGGTAACGGCGATACAACCGACAGTAAGTCAAGCCCGGATATTCATCCTGATTCAGTGCCATCAGTACCTGTGACAGGTTGCCGCATTGGGCATATTCCTTAATAGCCGCCCGGATTAATCCCCATTCATCAAGCATTTTTCAACCAGTCTTTTATTGTGTTTTCAGCCCAGTTAATCAAGATTCTTCGTCTCTTTATTTTCCTGAAGAAGCGGACAATAATTTTCTTTATCTTTGCCATTTTTATTCCTTAAGTTAACCGCAAGCTGGATCATCTGATCCGTACGTTTTTGAAGTTTCATGAATAAGTACACAACCGCCGATACTAATCCACCACAAGCGGCATACAGTAATTGTTCCGTGCTCATTTTCCTACCTTAACACAGCTTTAAGGATAACAACCGCCAGCGCCCCGGCAATCGACCCGATACCCACGTTTTTAACGTTTTTCCAGAACCGATTCACCCGGTATACCCGGTCCAGGTCCTCTATGCCCTTTGTTAGTTTTTCCTCGATCTTACTCCACCCTTGTACCTGGCCTTGCAATTCGTCAACGGCACCGCTAATTAATGAAACTTGCTTCACCAGGTTATCCTTGACCGAACCAAAAAGCTTCAGGGCTTGATCTTTTTCGTCATTCAATTTGATACACAGGACGTAGCTTTCTTTTAATTCCCGGTATCCATCCTGGCAATCCGGGAGGGTCTTAAAGTTGTCTGGATTTACCGGCCCTGGACGTTCGTCGAATTTCTTTTGTAGATCACTCACATTACCCAGGACACCGTCAAGCTTTGTCATGATTCCTTTGTTCTTATCATCCCCATATAAAGCCAGGTGTAATTCCCCCTGACCTTTAAGAAGGGCATCCTCGACCGTCTTTGAAGTAGCAATATCTTGCTTAATTCCTTTCAGGTCAGCATCAAGGGTGCTTTTGATGGACCGTAAATCCTTACTGGCAGAGCAGCTATTCTGGGCAAAGAGAAACAATAGCCCCAACAGCACCACCACCGCTATCACCAGGATAATATTGATTTTATTCTTCATGTTTCACCTCTTTGATTGCTGCCTTAATACTCAAAAACCTGGGCCTCATTTTTATTAATTTCAACGCTACATCCTGGGCCTCAGCAGGCGGCACATAACAACAGCTATTG